TTACAGCTTCATCATTAAAGTAGAAGGTGGTGAACTCTTTAATCTCATGTCCAGCAAAGGCTACAACACGATGAAGGTACTTGTTGTCTGTACCTGTAGTGGCATCATAAATAACAACACCACCAACACGAGTTTGACCATAGATAATTTGTCGATCAGCAGCAGCACCACGTTGAGTTACTTGATAGCCACGGTTAGCTTGTCCTAAACTTGTATCAGGCTTTGGGGCAAGAGCATTAAGTGCAGCACCCATAGCTGTGGTGACTAAGAAATATGTGAGGGCTGAACTTACAGCTATTGTACCTACAGCAACACCTGCAGCAGTACTTATTAATGCCACGCCAGCAGAAATAGCCATTCTTAATCACCTATATATTTAGAGTAGACACGTTCTATGAGGTTAAACCCCATATATTCCATCAGACTGTCAAAAGGTTTATGAACCTTAGTGTTGATGCTTAACACAGATACACCATCTTCTTTTAGGCACTTCTCTGCAAACTTTATTAGTTTAAGACCAATCCTACCTTTACGGTGTTCTTTACTTAGATATAGTATATCATTAACTGCAAAGACATGATCTTTATAGTGTAGGTTTATTCCCACAATAACGACAAAGTAACCTATTAGTCTGTCGTCATCTCTAGCTGTAAATATCTTTAGTTTCCCAGAACTCTCTAGAGCCTCGTATGCTTCCCAATCAGGGTTTAGAGCTATCTTACCTTTATTAAGGGCTATCTCTTCCCAGTGATCTTCTAATAACTTCTGTGCATCGGGTCTAGCAGTTGTAAGGAACTCCTGCTGATAAGTTATCATTCTACAGATCTACCCCATACTAATTTCTGGTCTTGTAGTGATTCAACAAAGTCAAAGCCTAAGTCTGTTGGATACTTACTTTTCTGATAAGCTGAAGTATAACGTGTTGGTCTAGCCCTCTCTAAGTCTACCAAACGGTTCTCTACAGCAAGTTGGATGGTAGAAGAGTCTGGGCCTTCCTCAATAATCATCTGATCCATATAACCAGTGAAGATCTCAGTGAAACCAGTTTCTCTTAGTTCTAGCATAATCTTAGAACCATCTTCAAATAGAATGTAAGAACCAGATTCTTGTTGTAGTGATCCCCTAGAGAACATCCCAAAGTAAATGTTACAAACACGACCTTGGTAGGGCTGAGTTAGGGCAAGGGAGATAATTTCAGATGGTACTGCAGTAAGAGTTAAGGTAGCACCCTTAGCTGCAATCTCAGATGTCTCCTCGACATTAGAAACGCCTAATAGGTTACCAGCACCATACCAACTTACACTATCATAGACGAGTGTGCCAAACCCTGTCCACATGCGTAATACTTCATCACCATCAAATAGTAATTCTACCGCAAAGAATGGATAAACGACATCATCATCTAATGAATCACTTACAGCAGTGGATAGAGTTCTTGACATAGCTCTTAAGCCTCTTCTTGTACTACTTCTAAGCTACCTTTTAGCATTTGGATAAAGGCATCCTTGCCAACTCGTAGTTGATCCAAGTTAAACTCTGCAGAGTTAATCTTCTGCTGCAAAGAATTAATATGATTAATCATGATCTTTTGCTCATTGCTAAGATCATCTTCTGTATAGTCTTTGTCGTCGATTGTAATGATTGGCTTTTTTTCTTCACCGCTCATGTTGATCTCCTTTAAGGTTTTACCACGGGGTTCCCGCAGTTGTGGTTGGGTTTTTCTCTGCATCAATCTTTGCAGCCAATGCAGCTTCTGTTGCGTCTTTGTCAACGCTGCCGTGAACCCAAGCTAATACGTCAGCTTCGGTCAGGTTTTCGTAAGGCACAAAGCCATCCGCAGATGCGTCAGGGGTAAAGCCCACTGTGCCATAAGCAGATGCGCTGTGATCACCGTCTACTGCTGTGCAACGCCAGTGTGCGACTGTAACGCCACCGTCAGCAGTGTTGCGTTCTAGTTGTGCGATTGTCCATGTAGCTGACATTATACTGTCTCCTGTGCGGCTAAGTGTGCAGCATAGGCTGCTTTGAGTTCGTCGGTATGTACTGCATTGCAGATGTCTTGCACCTCTGCGCTTTCACCTGTGATGTCTGCATCTGGTGCAACGACATGACGTGAGAATGATCGGCTGATCTCTACACCGTCACGCTTGATGACCGTGGCGGTTCTCACCTGCACATGTTTATAATCACCCACGATCTCTATTTTGTCGATAATTGTTTCTTCTGTTAGCATGTTTATCTCCTTATGCTAAATGGACTGTCCGTCAAGGTTCCTACCTTGATACTCTACCCTGTGATCCAACAGGGGTTTTATGTGCTATATTTAAGATTAACGTAAAGAGTATCAGCTGTATCAACAGTCCCATTTATTTGTTGAATAAAAAAATAAAAACCAGTTCCGCTTGAAAACAGTTGAATAAAAGCAGTAGCATTAGCATTCCCCCCAAGTGAGGAATAAACATGCCCTGTTCCAATCAAACCATATACAGAGGCTATTCCAATTTTTTCACCAGAAAAAGGCAAGCCCTCAACAACAATCCAATCGCCAGTAACCATTGTCTCAACGCCTGAATGTGTAATATCAAAAGCTGCAACCGCATGAACAATATCGCCGATCTTTACATACTTTCCCTCAACATTAGTAAATCCTGTTATATTAGCAAGGCCAGACGCGGTGTTATAACTGGGCGTCCAAGTCCCCTCCTCATAGTCATCCAGATGATTAGCCGACCCAGTGCCGCCAAGGTAGACACCGCCAGAGAGGTAGAGGTCTTTGAAGCGCCTTGTACTATCCCCCAAATCAATAGCAGCATCACGAGCAGCATTAGTTGATGTATTCCAAGGATCAATGCTGTCTAATTGGTCATTAAAGAATAGACCAGTGTCACCTGTTCCAGCATATAAACGACTACCATTAGTCCCAATACTCCCCACAGTGGTGCCGTCTTTGCGGAACTCTGCAATGTTTCCGTCTAAGTTAAGTCTGTTGAATATAGCAGAGGCCCCACTATCTCTAGAAGCCCCCACTAGACCAAAAGCATTTCTTAAAGCAACACCAGTCTCAGTGGAACTGACATAAGGAGCAGGGTCAGTAGTCCCCACCAGCAAGTTACCGCTGCTGTCGATGCGCATGCGTTCTGTAGAGCCACCAGAAGTAAAGGCTAACGCACCTGAGCCGCCTGTGTTCATTATTGTAGAGACACTATCCTCAACCTTAAATCGTAAGTTGCTGTTGGAACCGTTAGTTACATTGAACGCAGTTGTGCCATTGCTTATGATACCGAGGTCTAACCTGTACCCAGGCGAACTCGTCCCAATGCCTACGTTACCCGACGTATCAATAACCAAACGATCACTTGCAGCATTATCATCACGAATAGCAAAAGATGCTAAGCCGTTCCAGCGGATTCGAGATAAGTTGCCAGTGACTGACGTTAAGTATAAGTTTGCGCCTCCTGCTGTAGAGTTAATTTCTACTGATGCGGCTGTTGCCTCAATATCTAATGTTCGAGAAGGACTACTCGTCCCGATGCCCAAACTCTCAGCACTCGCATCCCAGAAGAACTTTGGCGTGGTGCCTGTGTCATCGTAGAAGCTGATGTCGCCGTTGTTTGCTACCTGTAAGTGTAGATCACCCTGACCCGCAGACATATTGCCAGACCTAGCTTCAAGTACAGGCCCAGAGCCTCCATTTTGTATATAGGCAGCTACATTTGATGAGTTTCTAGCAAGTAAGTTGTAATTTGTATTCCCACTATCTGCTTGAAAGCTATCAGCCGTCACAGTGCCAGTTACGTCAATACCTGTGCTGGTGGTGGTGAGAACATTGCTTCCTAAATGTTTTAGAAATACCGTGCCTCCAGCGCCTCCATCAATCATACTAATAAAGCCATTTCCATCGGCATCTTGTATTGTTATATCAGTACCTTTGATACGCAGGTTGCCTGTTCCAGCATCATGGATGATTGATTGTGTCCCATCATGGTAAATCTGCAGGTCAGACCCAGCACCAAAGATGGCTTTCTCACCATCAGCAAACAAAGTATCGCCGCTAGAGTTTTCAGTCTTTAGCTCAAAGCCACCAGCCGTTGCGCCATCGTGAACACGAACCCGCTTGTTCGTTGTGTCAAATGTAAGCTCGCCCTGTGCGCCAGTAAATGAGTCATTCTCAGAAGAAGTACCGCGACGAAGTTGTACCTGTGTAGCCATTATAAGCTCCCATAATCAGTAGATGAGGACACCGCGTCAATTACAGCGCCATAGTCAAAGATGCCATCAATCACACCAGCATTGATGTTAGAGGCCACCAAGTTAATATTTGCTAAGTTAGCAACAACAGTATCGATGTCAGCATAGTCACCAGCAACAGCAGTAATATCACCACTAATGCCAGCAGCCGTTGTTACATCAGAACTAATTCCCGCAACAGTCGTTACATTCGCAGCTATCCCAGCAACAGTCGTTACGTTTGCACTAATACTGCCAACAGTATTAACGTCATCAATGTTTGTTGCCACAGTATCAATCTCAGATACCGCTTCATTCAAGTCATTCGCAGCAGTCTCAATCTCAGAGATCGCTTCGTTTAAGTCATTGGCAACAGTAATAACATCAGCAATGTTTGTTGCTACAGTATTTACCGAAGCAATATTAGCTGAAACAGTTTCTAACTCATCAGTATAACCAGCAATAGCTGTCCAACTAGAAGCAACACTAGACACATCCGAGATGTTAGTTGCTACCGTATTAATGTTTGATAGGTTGGAAACAGCAGTGTTAATATTCGAAATGCTGCCAGCAACAGAGTTTACATTGCTAATTGCAGTTGCCACCGCGCCAATGTCAGCAGCGTCTTGCGCTACAGAGGTTACATTAGCAGAGATCCCTGAGACAGTTGCAATGTCAGAAGAAATATTAGCCACCGTAGAAAGATAAGCCGTATCACCAGCAACCGTAGTAACATCTGCACTAATACCAGCAACCGTTGTGACATTGGTAGAAATATTAGCTACGTCATTTACATCATCGATGTTGCTGCTAACTGTAGTAATGTCGGCTGCATTGCTATTAACAGTGCTGATTGCAGCAGTAATGCCAGCAACAGTCGTAATGTTAGAAGAGATTCCAGCAACAGTATTGATATTGCTAATGTCACCAGCAACAGTGCTAATGTTAGAGCTAGCAAGAGCAACAGTATCTACATTGCTGATTGATCCAGCAACAAGCTCAACTTGATCGATGCTGTCTGCAACATCATTAATATCAGTAATAGAATCAGCAACATCACGAACATCACTAATATTAGAATTTAAACTAAGAATAGTAGAAATGTTATTAGCAACAGTTGCAACACTAGATATGTTTAATCCAACAGCATTAATGTTGCCAGCAGCAGTCGCAACAGTGCTTAAATCAGAAGAAACACCAGCAACAGTTGTAATGTCATCAGCAATAGAAGCAATGCTTGTTAGTTCATCCCCGCTCGGGCCAACCTCCAAGGCACCAGTTGAGGAGTTAAACTGGATTGTTTTACCAAGTCGGTCAGCCGTTGCTGGGAGATCAAGAGAAACCGCAACTTCATAATCATTCAAAGAAATAGAGCGTGACACTCGATCATCAAGGTCAGCAATCTGAGCAACGATTGTGTCTAGTTGGTTGTTAATTGATGCAGCGTTATAAGTTGCCGTAAGGTCAGTTGTGCGCTCTAGTGGCACATCACGAGTCATAGCAATTTTATCGCCAGCCGTTGCACCAGTTACCAAAGTCATCGTTGACCCAGAGATCGTGTAATGAGTGGTAATCGTTTTTAACGTACCGTTTTGATAAACGTTGATGTCACCATCATCAAAATAATCAAACGGAATTGTAAATGCAGTTTGGCCAGATGTAGCCGTGTAATTTATCCGTGGATTGTTGTCAGATACATCGATTGTCATGTGTCACCTCTTTGCGCAAACATCTCATGCTTAGGCAAAGAAAAACAACGCACAAAGCGTCTAGGACAAATTAATACCTACCAAATCCACTAGGCTCATCAATGCCCTTTTCTAGCATTCTAGTGAACTCATTCATTTTTTGTTTCCAAAACCATAGTCGCGCCATCGGAAGATTGCGGATTACTTCTTTGCTGCCTTCGCCGATGTTGCCCGTTGCCAAGTCATATGCCCCACGACTAATGTCAGATGCAATGCTAGGACCAGCGCCAAGCACACCTGTTGCAGCATCGATGTAATCTTTTTCTTGTGGGAATCTTGGCTGCAATCCACCGCCAGTTAAATTAGGACCACCAAGAGCAAGGCTTGTAGACATTGCGGTATAGAACATATCTGAATAAAGAGCCGCAACACCAGAGTAATCAAATGATCGAGCAAGCTGATCTTGGAAAGACATCTTAACAAAGTCAGGTGTTTTATATTGAAGCACCAAATAACCCAAGCCAAGAGAAATAGCCGTTCCAACAAACTGATTCTTTAGTTGCCCGTGGCCGTAAGCCGCTGTTGTTTTGTTTACCGCAGCCAAAGCATAGCTGTAGAACTGGAATGGCAAGCCGAGCAAGCCATTCTCAATACGAGCATATCCCTTATACTTAGCGTCTTCTTTCATTCCAAACTGCTTGGCAACGCGCATTGGGACATAAACAATACCATCTGTAATAATAGGTTTATCAGCAGGGGTTCCCATTAAAATAGTATTCATGATGCCAGAGCTAAGAGCATTGCGAAATGTTTGAACGGTCTCAGGCGCAACACGTTCTTGTTTTTTTATTTCAGCAATAGCCAAATCATTAATTGCATTTTCGTATGCAGCCTTGCTGCCTTTCTTGCGCATATCAATGCCTACGTCTTTTGGACGATTTAAACTGTGCATAATCTCGTGCATTTTAATGAACGTGACTAAATCATCAGGCGTATTTATGATGCCATCTTCGATTGGCCTTACGCCTTCAACTCTTGGGTTTTCCCAACCACGCTCATTCCACATTACATCTTTGATATACTCTTCATCGATATAGATTTTCTTTTCTTCATGGCGATAGAATGCTGGTTTGTAACGTCCGTTTGCGGCATAACTGTTTGTTGGCCCAGATATAACTTCTGCTTTTGTAGCAGGAAATTCAATCGTATTTGTCCATGCGTCAGTGTTGGCCATATACATGCCTGACTCTGATTTTTGCCAAGGCGCATTAGCAATCTTCTGAGCATCTTCAAAGTTGATATTGTAACGAAGAAGATATTCTTGTTCTTGCTGTGTTGCTTGGCCCTTTGTCCATCGCACTGAGTAATCAATAATAGAGTGAGAACGCAACATAGCGTCGAAGTCTTTAAGGATTCGTGTGATTGGTGCAAGCCCGTTAAGCAAATAGAATGGACGCTTTAGTTTATCAAACAAGTCAGCAGCCATTGGGTTGTTATTTACTTCATCAACAATTCTAGCCTGGGCAGAACCCATTAAGTTTTCCAGAGCCTCACCAGCTATACGACCTTCTCTAGCTCCAAGTTTAAGCTGATTGCTTTTAAGGACAGAAAAAAGGCCACGAATAGTTGTGCCTAATCCATGCTCCATAATAATACGCGCAGGTTCAGTTAGCGTAGAAAATCCAGCGCTGCCTAGATAGTTTAATTGCGCCAAGTCACGCATAACTTTAGCTGTCTTTTGATCCCAAGATTCTGGATTCCGAAGAACAGTGCGAGTTACACGCTCATACAAATGGCGCATATTCTTCATTGTTTCATGGGCTTTTTCACGAGAGCCACCAGCAGAAATAATCTCTTCATATGTTTCTTCAAGAACATCATCAATGCTCTTGCCCTCAAACATTTTAGCAAACTCATAGCGAGGGGCTGTCTTATGAATATAAGCCTTCATGACATCCATAGTGTCGGTATAGATAAAGTCTAACACCTTTTCGTTTGGAATATCTAAGAGGCGATGCTTAAAGTGTTTTGATTTCCCTGCTCCAAATGACGCTACGTCAAAGTCAGTAACATCAGACAAGCCAAGAATAGTATCGACAGATTCTTTTGCGCGTAAAGCAATAGCAGCAGGTTCAGTGGATGCAGTAGATGGTGTTAGTCGTCCATCTGCACTAACAATCTTTAACGGATTTTCAGAAAACCATTCACGAAGAATAGCCTCTAAGCCTTCTCGGTTTGATCTGATTGCCGCTTGATTCCAGTAACGAGGACGAAAGACTTTCTCATTGGATGGCATTACCGTCTTGTCTTTAAATACTTCAATGACTTCATTTGCTCGATCTATTTCATCTGAAAGTCGAACAAGAGTTGCTTGTAAATCACCACGAATCTCTGCGCTTAAAGGTTTTGCTAGTCTATCTTGAAGAGATTTAATCTTTTCTTCATTGCGAGCAATTACTTTTTTGTAGTGCGCTTCCGTTCCAATAAGCCCAGTTTCTCGCAAACGTGTTTCCCAATTTGCATAGAAAGAGTTTATCTTTTCTATAGCCGCTGCTTCAAATTCATCAGCAGGTTCAATGCCGCGCATTGCTTTGGAATCAACTTCATTGATCCATTTATTAAAGTCCTTCCTTGCTGGCCAGTAATCCATTGCGGATACAACACCACGCCCAGAAGACTCCCCCCAAGCATTCGATAAATCATCATACAGCTTAGCAAAGTCACCCTCATGTAGCTTTGCATTTTGGAATACAGAGTTGCCAACTTTTTGACCTTGCTTGTTAGCTGCAAGGAGAATCCCAGAGTCATTTGCAATTTTTAATGTTCTTAGTTTTGCAGAGTTTGGAATCTCTTTGTCTATCAAAACATTTTTTAATGGCGTTGGAACGCTCTTGTATAACCAAGAATCTGTAAACAAGCTTGGCGCTATCTCAGCAAGAGGCTCACCATCAACAGGGGTAATCGCTTCCTGAAGGCGATTGATTTCTTCTTGTGCATTTTGATAAGCTTTAGCACGACGGGCCGCAGGGATTTTAACCAAACCACCGATCAATCCACCAAGCGCAAATGCAGAGCCAATGTTTACACCAACTTCTGCGACTGTGGCTAATGGATCAACTGGATACCGAATAGCCTCTTGCCCAGCGACAATAGCTGCTGTTCCTGCACCTGCACGAAGTCCTGCTGCTGTAATCGTTTGACCGCCAGTAAATGGAATAGCAAGCCAGTTAATTGGGTCTACTATCTCGGCTGCAAGCGTTGCGCCTAAGCCAGATTTATAAAGCGTCTTTCGTGTTTCCAAGCCATCACGAATATTCCCAATAAGAAAGTTCATGTGCTGTTGGTTTGTCGCTCGGACAAGCGTTGAGCTATACTCCAACATATCTTCTGGTATATGATCTACTGCTCGATAACCTGCATCTGGCAAGTTATTGAACGTCATATCTTCTTCAATCTTATCTATAAGTGGATCGTATTTATAAGCAAGAGAAGCCCCAAGAGTTTCTGCAAATGTTGGGTCTTGTTCTTGATTTATAAACTCACCAGAGGCAAATTGAGGAAGATACTGTAAACCATTTTTCATTACTGCATACCTTCTGCCTGTTTCTGAATCCCGCCGTAATAACCTTCCCAAGTGCTTTTATTTAGCCTTTCTTGGCGGCGTTGATTCTCTTCTGCTTTTTGTCGCAAGTCTGTTTTTACTCGGCCTTCTTTCATGCTGAGATATGTTGCAATATCATCTACGCCAAACATGGGCCAAACCATTTCGCTTTTCTTTTCACTAATGCTGCGCTCAAAGATTAATGGGCGTAATTCATTTTGCTCGTCAACATAGTAAGCATAGTATTGAGGTGTAGCTGTACCCTCTACTGGCATTAAATATACTTGCTTTTCACCAGTCTCTATGTCTTGACCTGTACGACCAAAACGTTTTGTTGCATTCAGCGAGTATCCATTTGGAAGTTGTGACTCCACAGTTTGGATAAATTGTTGTCGATCTTCTTTATCTCTAAACACAGCTTCTAGCGCATAGCGTGATCTAAACGGTGTACCAACAGGAAGTCGCGGATCAACAATGTATTTAGATTCAGCATAACGCTGATCGATGAGAGTGTTGGCTTTGCTTAAAGCAGTCTCAAGTGTATTTTGAGTACGCAACCAATATTCAACAACAGGCTTTATTTCAGAAATAAGCATTTGATCGTTGCCAAATTCATCCGTTAAAACAGATTCTAAAGTTGCCTCATCACCTTTTGTTTTAATCTGCTCTGTTACATACCGATTTGACTTGTCATCTGCATTCATTTCACGAAGGCGCATAACAACATCATTAACATTACCACCTTGCGTAGCCACAATAGCGTTTGCATCTTGTAATAAAGCAATGGCTGTATCGCTAAGAGAATTGCCAAACGGTTTTCCTTTAGCTTTGTTTACATTCATAAACAAATCCATAATGTCAGCCGCACCGTCAACAGATTGGCCAGACGCGATAGCCTCTAAAGACTCAACAAACTTAGTAGCTGGCGCACTTGTAAATAGCTGCACCATAGCCATTTGAGTTTCAGGATCATAATTAGAAAACTGGCGAATATCCAACCCAGCTGCATCAACAAACCCTTGAGAAGCATCTCTATGATCTTTTAAGTTTGCATTTCCAAAGCCACTAATAACATCAGTGTTAATTTTGGCTTTACGCAACTCTTCCTGATTTGCATTCTCACGTTCAGAGACTACAGATTTTAGGCCGCTAATCTTAGAAACAACAGCGTCAACATCTTGTCGATCAGAAACTTTTCCTAGAATTTCCTCGCCAGCTTTAATAACCTTCTGGCTCATGCCGTCGCGCTTTTCTCCATTGCTATCAACAAAGATCTGAAGATCACGCATTTCTTGAGAACTGGCGTTTTGAGAAAATGTATTTACAAACCCAATACCAGCTGCCTGACGCACTTGAGATTCACGGCTGCGACCTTGCTCTACCGTTAATCCTTTTGGCCCAATGCTTTTACGAATGTCAGATATTAACTCATCAAAAGCTTTGTCGTTAAAACTTCCGTTTGACATCAACTGTGTTGAACTGCGAACTTTTTGAGAAATCTCATACTGAACCTGCATTTTTGCAAGCTCTTCCGCATACTGATCTTTTGTTTTTGACAGAAGGTCGTTTACAAAGCCTTGGTCTTCACTCGCGTTGTAAAGATTGCTGTCTAAAACCTCAGAAATAAACTTGCGTTGGACATCTGAAAGCTTTGATATATCCCCGCCTTCTGCATTTAAAACAAGCCTTAACTGGTCAATGTTGCCATCTTTAGAAGCCTGTAAGATAAATGGACGCAATGATGCTTGACGCGCTTCACGCTTATCTCCTTCCCACTCAGACCGAGAATAATCTTTATCTGTTTGATATCTTTCATTCAGATTAGCTTCTATAGTCTGATAGCCACTTTCTACAGATTGAAAAGCCCCAGAAATAGATTGAGGCATTAGTTGCCCAATTTCATCACGGCTATTAAAGCCATAATAAGCAATATTGCTTGATATGTCCCCTAGCGTAGAAACTGTTTCTGGAAACTGCAAGTCCATCATGCGGCTTTGTTGTTCTTGCTGCCGCCGAAACGCATCAGCTTCCTCTCTTGCTATTGCCGCAAGATCAGCCTCTACAGAAGTATAATCAGAAGACACACCGCTTGCATGGTTGAGTACACGCTCAATGTTATCAGGAGTTACATAACGTAACGCTTGCTTAATTTCATCTTGAATGCCTTTAGGTAAATTACCTAGAGTAGAATCTCCACGACGAATAGCAAGAATAGTTTGATCACGTTCTAATTTAGAAACTGTACCAGATAAAATATATTCAATACTTCCACGCGCAATAGATTCTTGCATTTGCTTAGTAGCTTTTAAATCCGATCCTGGATTTAACACTCCAGAGGTAGATCCATTCTTTGCATCAGCAATAGCTTTGTTTGCAATTAGATCTGCTTCTGATGCTGGATCGCCATTAGCTGCAAGGAAGCCACCAGACTTTGCAGAAATATACGCATCATCTCCAGCTTTATCAACGCTGTTAGCTATAGAGGTTGCTAGCGCTGCTCTTGCTCGTGAGTTAGCCGCCTCTTGCAAGTTTAAGTAGGTATCAGCAATATACCTAGATCCAACAGTTGTTATTTGTTCTTTGTATTTCCCAGTCGCATTTTTAGCCATTTCGCTGACATAATCAGACATAGCTGTTTTATAACCATTTGGGCTATACTTATATTTTACAGCAAGTTCTTTGGCTTTTAAGCGAACCTCTTCTTGCATTGAATCTTCATATCGAGCATCAATAACACGTTGATAGGCTTCAGCCGCAAAACGGCCAAAGCTCTGAGGTACCTTATATGCTTCGGGCTTTCCAGTCTCAGGATTAATTGTTGTCAACTGCTCTCTTGGCGCAGCTTCAGCAGCCTCAGAACCAGCCCTTACAGCATCCTCTTTAGCACGTTGATAGAAATACCCCTGCCATTGGCTTGCAGCATTGGCAATAGCTTCACCAGTTATTTCGCCACCACGAGATGCACGGGCGACACCAATAGTGCCAATCTTAAACTGACGCTGTTCGCGAATTACTGCCATTTATTTACCTCCACCGCCACGGCGACCAGTGCTTCCACTTCCTGCCATAGTATCTTGATAATCGCTAATGCCACGAGCCAGTGTGCTAAAGGCTCCAATCATTGCTGCTTGTTTTTGAGCGCGGCCCTCGATCCTTGTTGCTGTAGCTTGCTGTTGAAGTTTCATTGACTCAAACATACCCATAACATCAGAGCGACGTGTGTCTTCTGCTGCTGTTTGTTTTTGTTTTTCAAGAAAGGCCATAACAGATCGATCAGTAATATCTCGACCCATTGCATAAAAGGAAGCAATATTTGAAGCATTGTTTTGACGATACTGTTCCAAGCGATCATTGTGACGCTGGAGCGCTTCCGTCTTGCTTCTTACTTTTTCAGTTTCAGTATTAAAAGCATCCAAATCAGCGGATTCTTGCGCCGCTTGGCCAGCGGCTATCTGCCCCATTGCGCCAATACCTGCTGCTATTAATTGCCATACCATTAGACTATTAACTCCGCTACTATCCCATTAACTTGCATTGGCAAAGGATCATCCTGCTCAATCGTTACTTGTGGGTTTCTATTGTATCCAAGAAGTCTTACTTCTTTTTTTCCAGTGAAGTCAGAGCTAATTACAGGACGACTGTTTACCTTCATTGACTTAGTTGACTTAACGTCAACCACCACATTGGTAATGCCTCGAACCTCACCAGTTACAGGGCCATTGCCTAAGTTAGCGTCTACTGGGTTTGTTACAACCTTTGCTGTAAAACTTAGACCAGCATACATAACTCCAGAGTAACCAGTCAGATCAATCTCATCAGAAGAATCTACAGTAAACTCTCCAATGTAATTCCCTTCGTCATCAACAACCTGAACGACATCACCATCAGAAAATGCAGCACTTACATCCAACTTGTTGGCTGCAATAGTCCCAGAAACATATTTGTCCAAGCCAATATCAGAATCAAACTCGCATAAGTGCAACTGATTGTCGTACCAGATATTCGCGAATAAACGATCATGTATTGCAACTACAGAACAGAAACTACCATTTGTAGTAACCCTAGTCCAAGACGCACGTTTTTCTGCACGGTTGGAACTAAACAATGTCATGTCACCATTACCTAAGGTCAGCGCTGCATAACTATCTGGTAAACCAAAACCACTATGCACAACAGCCATACATTTAGGATCATTAATCAAGTGTGAAGCAATCGTAGAGATCGCAGTAGAAGTGTAGGCATCTTCACTGTCAGTGTACAAATACTCACGCACAATCTTACCAGACTTCTGAACAAAGATTGTAGCACCATCAATAGAAACTGGCTGAACAAATTGAGTACCATATGGAGTCTGTTTACGAATCTGGGCATTTGTAGGTGTAATTGCTTGGTTTAAGTAAGTAGGAACATAAAGCTCACCAGTCGCAGTAAAGACCTGTAAATCACGGTTCGAGATCATGTAACGAATTTGGTTTACATCCCCAGTCGCGGCAACAAGATTAATAGAATCATTATCAGCAGCTTCACCAACATTAAAGTTAAAGAACTCTCCTAGTTTAGACATCCAGATTGCATCTGGTTCTGCAAGAGTCCCGCCAAAACACAAACGATTCTCATGGAATACAACAGCAGCAGGATAGCCACGCGCGGCAGACCAAGATTGCTCATCCCACTCTAGTGTAGGCGCATGAGAAACAATCTTTACATACCCACCGCCATCTTCCGCACTAGAAGCCGCGCCACCAGCAGTAAAGGTAAATGTATTTTCATCAATGATTGCGATTACAGTACGCGCACCATTTAGGTTGCCAGTATTAATACCGCCAACAGAAGACGCCTCTTCAATCGTAATCGCCTCTCCACCAGAGAAGCCGTGATCTAACATAGTTACTTCTACAGTTGTGCTGCCATCAATAGTGCGAAGTGGATTTAGAACTGTAAGCCTACGTTTTAGCTCATCAATAATTTCTACCGTAGCTACATCAGGAGACTGAACGGTTACAATGCTCATTTCTGCGTCATCATAACGCAAAACAACATCAACATGCTTTGAGTCTGGATATGCGCCACCAGTCTTACTTCCAGTTATATCAAAATAACTAACAGATCGTTTTTCAGAAACACCAACAGTAATATCTGAAGCAGATAGCGCAAAACTCGATTCAATGCTTGTTATTGTTTTGTAAAAATTCTTTGAGTAAACCGTTGAATTGTTTGGTCCATTCAAAAGCTCACTTTCAAAATTACCCGCATGGTCTGTGCCGCTAATTATAAATACATTAGAGCTTTGATTTGATATTGATGTAATGCTAATTTGAGTCCCGACTTCAAAAGTTACAGTACCTCCACTTGCAAGAGGCCCATTTAACTCAAATAAATATGGTGAAGTGCTGTCATTAGTGCCTGTATCGATGCCATCAGGATCGGCAATGCCGCTTTTATTATAAAGCTGAACCCTGCAAGTTCCAGTTGTAGCTTCTGGATCAAGAAGAACATCAGTAGATTGGAACCTAGAGTAAGGCTGATAAGTAACCTTGTTGTCTGCGCGCCTATCAAATGTATAAGCTGTAATCTCAAATGAATCTAATCCAGTACGGATTAACATTCTTGGTGAAAACAAAGGATGCGAGATAAACATCACATCGCCATACTGAGCCGTAGTGTATTCTTGTAAATAATCTTGATCGAATGGCAGCGCATCTCCATTCGTATCTGCAGTCAAGGTCTCAGCTAGTGTAACAGAACCATCAGTTTCTAAGAAAAAACAGCGAAGCTTTTGATGCTCAATAGAAATTACATATCGCTCATTGTCATCAAACTCGAATTTGAACAAATGAGACTGAGCAGGATTATTAGCATCATAAGTAATACTATAGTCGTGGATGTGCTTTAGGCCATAGCGCTTTTTAAGAGAGCCTTCAGCAGTAACAACCATGTTCTCGATACGTTGAGCAGAAGCAGCATACACAGGTGAATCTGTGCGCATTATCAACGAATCACTGACCTCACCAAACTGAAAGCTATTTTGTGGTACTCTAACTTTCTGCATCAGCTAAGCCTTTGTGTTATAAACCTCGAAGTATTTAACTTGCGCGTTGTTTGTTGTTGTGAATCCAATCGACGCGCTTTAATCAAACTCATCTCAGCTTTTTGATCCATAGCATTTGCAAGCGCACCGTCACGGGCAGCCGACAAAGCAAGCACAGATGCCATCGCAAACTCTACTGCAATCGTAAAGTAAGGCGGCCATGTAGATTCATCAGCCCTAAAAATATAGTCAGCAATCAAGACCTCTGCTTCATTTGCATCACAGTAAACTTTATCGCCGTAAGTATCATAGATGATTGGGTCATCGTTTATTGTTATTGCGCTCAACATAATTAAGTCAGCAGGTAACTGATATGCAGCATCAAAGCGACCTGTTGGGGCCGCTTCTAGCCGAGAGAGTTGTGCTTGATTAGTCGCAAACCGCCACCGTGTGTTAGTAAGCGCTGATCGAGCAATATCTTCATACATTGCATCACAAATGTCAGCCTCGGCTGTTCCCTCCGAGAATGATGAAATAGGAGAACCCCCAATTAATATGGAGGCGCGAGAACATACTTTAATGGCTGTATTTGCTGGCATAGCAGTTAGGGGGCTTACGCCCCCCTCCCTATTAGTTGTTGTCTAGGACTTCGTAAACACCGTCGTCATCAATGACCTTAGCACCCATTGACATCATCGATGTCGCCAAATGCGCCACTTTCTGTGGAACGTAGTTTACTTCAGTTTGGACATCAGCGTTGATGCCTAGACCGATTGCGCGTGTGTGATACGCAAAGTTTTTACCACCAGCAACCGCAGACGTTGAGAAGATCTTAAAGCCTAAGAACTCTTTCATTGTCATGCCGCCAGCAAATGGCAAGTTTTGTGGGCCAACATAGTCAGAAGATGCAAACTCAGTAATGTTGAACAAGTCAGCAAAACCAGCTGGTGACATTGCAAGATAGCGTTGGCCATCTTCTGGAATGTCTGCTGTGCCAAATGTTTCAAACAAAGTTAGCAAGTCAGCTTTAACAAGTGCGCCAGTTGCATCTGCGATTGCAGTCGCATTTGCACCTGCATCCATTGCAGTTGTGATAACTGAATCAGTCTCACGACCCAATGCAGCAGCAGCAGATTGTGCCACAGCTTGACGCTCGTTAATGTTGATCTTCAACTCGTCCAGTTTGTCGATGTACTCAGCTGCATATTTGTCAGCCATTGTTGCTTCGACATAGGTGTGTGCCAATTCCATTACGGAAACGTCACCGTTACGAGTCTTGGTAGATGCTGTGCCTTTACCAATTACTTGGAAACGCGCTGTCGAGCCATTTACATTCGTTGTACGAACTGTACCGCGTAGCTTTGAACCCATACGTTGGTAAGCCATGTGTACTTCAGACTCGAACTGTTTGATGAAGGCTTGGTCGATTGTATTAGCCATTTTATCAGTCCTTGATTAAGTTTCGGGTTTGCTACGGGTATCCACTAGCAGCCTCATTTCGGGTATCCTTTCGGGCCGATCAGTGCATCATGGGCCGTGATGTGCTATCATAAACATCTGCATGTGGATTTTTACAACGCACAAACTCTACATATTTGTTATTTCCGTTTAGGGCAACACCTACAGGTTCATAACCCAACCACAATGCCCACTGAATCATATGTTCATAATCAGCCAGAATAGTCATTGTTGTGTTGGGATTTGTTTTATCGATGTAGTCTAAAAACATTTTAGACCCTCTAGCTATAGCGGTGAAGTTGTCACCAAGCTGTTCTGAAAACATAGCAAACATCTGCGGCATATCATCTCCAGCATCATACCAAAGACCACCAACAAAAAGAAAAGGCTCGCCATCCTTGCGAGCCAGATAACATTCAGAGCATTCATACATTTCTTCAAGAGCTTGCATAATGCTGCTATACCCAAGAAGCTTTAGCTCTCGTCGATTTTCCTTGCTAAGATGATCGTGGACTTCCTGAAGATGATCCTTGCGCAAAGGAGTTAAGTAATAAGGACCACGATTAATAATCTTAACGTCCATATAACTCTTTGAACCCCGCCTCGACTTGCTTCCGAACCTGAGATCCATCCTTCCAGTAATCAGGGTGGCGCATCATTTCATTAAGATCATCTTGACTTATGCGACCAGCTGCTTGTACTGGCTCACTAAATGTTCCATCCTTCATTGCTTCTTGAATTGCTTCAAGCGCAATTATTCCTTCGTGGGTTTCACACATGCGTTCAATCGCTGGCAATGCCGATGATGGAAAGAACTTGTTTGCAAAAGCTGACGCTGCGTCAATTCGAGCATTTGCATTGTCGCCAAGCTTTGCCATCTCAGCCTCTAAGTCTGGCTGATTTGCATTAATTGCCTGAGCATACATCTCAATGCCTTGTTCAAATTCCGATTGACTATACCCATTCTCAAAAGAATGTTCTGACCACCATTTTAACAGATCACTATCTACTGCAAGACTGTCATCAACAATGTCTGGAAGCTGATAATCACCAGCTGAATCTGGGCGGTCTGAAAAAGCTTGGGATTGAATCTCTTCAAGGATAGACTTGCGCATGTCCTCCTCTTTTGTTCCCAGCTTTTTTGATAGCTCATCATAGGATTTAGCTAAATCTTCTGCTGTATTAAATTTTTCAGGCAACCATTCTGGTCGCGCTGGAGCTTCTGATTTGTTCAGGTCTTCTTCCGTTACAAAATCACGACCATCTGCGGCTGCAATCTCTACTGCATTATCTTCACTCATTGTTTACTCCTATGTGCATGTGCAATACGCTGTTCAAGAAGGCCAACAATATATCGTTGACCCTCTATATGGCGTAACTCTTCCGTTGTCACATTAGGCCCATTTACCATTTCAATAGTAATGGATCGCAAATAACGAAGAACCTCTTTGCCTGTTGGCGTTGAGAAAACTTCTGCAACATTCTGACTAACTTGCTTGTCTAAGTCAGTTGATCTCTGTATTCCGTCTAGTCCGATATTAACCTTGTTGACCACTCGGCATTATCCCCTGCTGTTGCGCCATTTGCTGCGCTAATGCAGCTATTTGTTTACGCTGATTTTCGTCACGAATCAAGCTTTCTGGCACACCAAACTTTTTGGCTAGGTGAACAGCTGTTTTTTCACTATCAATTAATACCTGCAACATCTCTGGGCCGAATACACCACCAACCAACTCTAAGAAGCGAGCAACGCTAGAAATGTCTTGGTTTGCTTGAGCTTGTGCAAGTGGTGAAATAGAACGAATCTTTACCTCACGGCCATTAACCGTCGGTACTTCAATGCGTCCTTGTTTCTTTAAGATGTAAATGACGCGCTGAAGCACTGGCTGAATAAGCTCTGCTTGCAAACGGCCAAATGCAGCGCCCATACGACGAGACAAATCAGCCATACGTTCTGCAACCTCGGTTGCTGTGGCTGGTGTCTTATCTGGATCGCCAAGCATATCGTTAAACAATGCTCGCTTAATGTTTAAGCGTTGCTCAGAAAGAATAAGTTGCGCAACATCAAAGCGACCAGCCGCCTGAATAGGCTCTAAACCACGGCTTCCCATGGCTTTTGGAATAATACTCCCTGGTACAAGGTTAATTGTATCAGGATTAATTACGCCATCATCTTCCATTTGATAAATGCCAGATATTGCCATCTGAGCATTCTCAAGAATCATCTCAATCGTTAGATTAGTAGTCTTAATTGCGGACAAAGCACTAATGATAGGCCCACGACCATAGACTTCCCCAGCGCATTTTGCCCAACGGAAACAAATAAATGGATTTGACCCCACACCAGACATCTCTTTAGAGTAAAGAAGCGTATTTGTTGTGAGACAGATAGCATAATGGTAATAAGACTCCTCGTTTTTCTTCGAGTAGTCACGACATACCACTTCCAAGACTGTCGTTTTACGCTCTTGCCCCATCATTGATTGAACTTTTTGGTCAAACTTAGAGTTTGGATACATCAGAGAAAGATGGTCAAACTCTACATTCTTGCGCTCACGATAAACGTGATCGATTCTATCGTCGGGACCAGTGTCAAGGACAACATGAGGAAGCGGAATTGCTGAGAATATCACTGGGTTTACTGCATCTCCCTCTTCAACGCACAAGACCCCAGTCCCGACAGCCAAGTCCATGAATGATTCATGCACTTCTTGGCTAAAGTTTGAATTTTGAAGAACCTCAAACACATAGTTTGTGACTTCATCTAACTCATTGTCAATTTCATCACGCTGTTCTGGAGGGACTTCACTACCTGACGTAAGGTCAGCCCAGCGCGCAAAGTTAGGAACCAAGCCAGATTGTAAGCGACTTGCAAACTCTTGAACGCCAACAACAGCAGTTTCGTCAAAGATCTTTTCATCTCGACGCTGCCCAGCTTCCTCATAGTAAAACGATTCCCGCTGAGGCAGTGTATACTCATAACACTCCTCAAACAGTGGCACCCAGTTTTCTCGGAAAGCTTTAGCCTTCTGGTACTTTTGGATGTACTTTTTGGCTATCTCGTTCATTCAAACCGACCTAAAAATCCAGAGCCACCAGCGCGAAATAAAGATCTACGACCTGTTCCACCGCGCATACCCTTGCGCTGTTCACGACTTGTTAAGGCTGAAGAAATATCTTCGCGTTTTTGCTTCGCTCGCTTCTCAACCTCTTCTCGCTTTGCAATATCAGCTTCTACTCGTTGATCTGCCGCTTGCTCTTTTTCAGACTGGCTCGGACCACCACCACCAAAACACATATCGAATCTCCTTCTTTTGTCTATTCGTAGGCAAAGAACACGCTACTGCACAACGCACAACTTATATTCTAGCCCACAAACTAGGTTTCTTTCTTTGATTTGGATTCTTTCTGAACACATCAAAGTCACGCTTCGCCACCACTGGTTGCGCTGGCTTCTGACTATTCATCAAGGCCCGACCTTCACCAGCCCCCAAGAATAAATACTGGGCCGCATCATGAACGTGGCTAAACATATTCTTATCTGGTTTATCTGCGTACCTTTCGCCGCTCACTTCCAT